AGTACGAGCATCAGTAAGTCGGGAATCGCTATCCACGACCGCAGTACCTGTGATCTGGTTAGGCGCGAGTGTGAGGGCATCAGTTCCACCAGATTCGTGACTCGTTGCGTGTGTAGTAGGAGTACGAGCATCCGACAAACGAGAATCAGTCGTAACAACCAAAGCACTCGTATCAGCAATGCCATGCACCGCTGTCGTATCCGCGTTATGCGTACTAACAGCACTATCCGCATACGACTCAGCATTTGACTGAGCGGTAGCAGCAGCACCAGAAGCGTCATACAAATCAGAAAGCGTCACATCACCCGTACGGCTATCTACCGATGAGACAGGCGGGGCAGCACCAGCAGGAATCCACTCCGTGTCATAGTCAGCGTTAGAAGCCTTAGCCAACACGTAACCATCAGAGCCACCAGCGACAACGCCGTAGCCCGTTGGCCCGCGATCACCCTGATCACCCTTTGGCCCCTGTGGACCCTGACTACCGGCTGCGCCAGTTGCACCAGTCGCGCCACGAGGAATAGTGAAATTAAAGACAGCGTTCTGAGCAGTACCAGAATTAGTGACAGCAGCGTCGCTACCAGCAGCACCAGTATTAGTAGAACCAACCGACACACTTGCGTTAGCGCCAGCAGCACCCGGCGTGCCCGGCTCACCCTGCGGCCCCTGAGGTCCAGCAGCAATGTTTTCAACCGCTGAGTTCAGCGTATTGATAGCCTCAATAACAAGATTGATGTCATCAGCAGGAGCGCCATCACCGGGGTCCTTATTCGGTGTGGGTAGATTCAAGTCAGCCATCTACGCTCCTAGTTGTACTGAGTGTCGTAATCTTCTGCGTACACATTACCCGTATACACATTGCGCCAAGTGTAACCAGCCGCAGTTAGCGCGTTGTATGCGAATGAACCAATATCTGTCCGATAGTCAGTCCCACCATAAATGAAAGTATGAACACTATCGGCTTGGATTTCGTCATTCTCGAAAGTCTCACGCTCAACCACCGAACCATCGTTATAGACCAAGATGCTGTGCTGGGACGGCGGCGGCAGGAAAAACTGCCACAACGGGCTAATCCCATACCCTGTAACGGTACGAGGATTACTCGTTGATCGACCAAGCAACTGCACCTGAACTGTCACTTACGCTTCCTCCGAACAGCAGCATTATCCACAAGATTCGGATACGGACGACCAGCCTTCTTAGCGCGAGCCTTAGCCGCCTTCTTCTGAGCAGCAGTCAAAGGCGTAGACCGCTTCTTAGGAGACTTCTTCTCCCAAAACGGCTTCGCCTTCTTCGCGTAACTCTTAGTCACGAACTGGCCCAAACCCTCAGGCATTACTTCTTCGGAGTCCCATGACTGGTGACCTTCGTGGTCGAACGACCACCATTAGGCAGCACCATCACAGGGGACTTCTTATCGTTCGGAATCGAACAACCACACTTCATACACATCAGCAATCCCACGCCCTCAACGACTTGTTAATCCGACTGTTCGGGTCCCTCGCTGTCTTAGCCGAGGTGTTACGTTTCTTCATGCCCTCCATACGGGCACAGAATGATCTCCTACGCGCAGCGGCTTTAGGCGACTTCTTAGCCTGAGCCTTCTTCACCGGGGGCTTAAGTTTCCCACCAGTAGCCTTGTTGTAAGACGCGCGGCCTTTAGCGTTCAAGCCCCCCTTAGGGTTCTTACCCGCTTTCCGCTGCCACGCAGGAGACTTAGCCACTAGTACGGCCTATTACCCTGCTGGCTCTTAATACGACGATTCATTTTGCCGACCTTGGCATCCTGCTTCTTTGCAGCGCCAGCAGTCTTGCGCTTAGGCTTACCAGCCTTAATGCGTTCGGCATTGACCTTACGCATACGCGCACCGCGAGAGTCATCCTTGTTAATGGCCTGCTTTGCCTTAGTCATTTTAGACTTGGCGTTAGACTTCCTCATCATTGCCATTACTTTTTCCTCTTTCGACTCATCCCCGCCTCGCTCATAGCGATAGCGACGGCCTGCTTACGGGACTTAACCTTCGGTCCCTTCTTGCTACCCGAGTGCAACTTGCCCTTCTTATATTCACGCATCACAGTCGCAACCTTCTTAGCGCCACGCTTCTGCATAAATACTCCTCAGGTAGTGGGGCTGTCCCCTCCCCCGGCTTGTGGCTGAGGGAGGGGACTCAACGAACTACGGCTTGAGGCCGGTGTCCGTATCGATGTGCAGCAACGCCTCAGCACGGAAAATGCTGTAGCCGACCAGGTGATACCAACCAACGCTGGCGAAACGACGCAACTTGTCCACAATCGGCGACACAACGGTCTTGGGGTTGGGGCCGAATCCGGCAGCCGAGGAGAACGCCTTAGCAAGCGCCTCAGCACCCATCAGGTAGCCCTGACCCTGATTGGTGAGGTGGTTGTTCACGATGATGCGAACACCTTCGTAAGTACCGATCTCACCCATGAAGATGCTGTTACCGCCAGCACCCTCGTTACGACCAACCGTGTAGCGCCAGCCCGTGTCCGTGGACTCAGACTTGAGGTGCTGAGCCTGATACGGGGACACGACAGCGACGTAGTTGCCGCCGCGCATCGGACGCACGTTCGCTGCTTGAAGGCGAGCGACACCCTCACGGAGCAGAGCGCCAGTCAGGTACGAGCCAGCGCCCGCACCGATGGTGCCAACCGTGGCGGTGGAGGCATCGTCGTAGGTGACGGTGGAAGCATCGAGGGCCACCCGAGCGAGGGTGTCAATCGAAATACCAGCGTTGTAGCCGACGCGCTCCGCGATCAGCGGGTCCATAGCAATCATGCTGGTTCCACGGATCAGGGCGGTGTTGGTGACAGCCGTGCCGTACTCGCGCATGGACACGGTGAGTGCCTTGCTTGAGAGGGTCACGGAATCAACGTCGATGTTCTCAAGCAGCGGAGTGGTCTGCTCGCTGATGTCATCAACGAAGGAGAAACGAACCGAGCCGCCACGATGGGTCGTGTTCGACGCACGCACGGTAGCGAACTGGTCAAAGATCAGTTCCGGGCGCAGCGCCGGGTAAACGGCGAGGTCGTAAGCCTTGGTAACGAACTGCGAACCAAGGGTAATGTCCACGACCGGGGCCGGGGCATTGATGGATAGAGGACCCGCAGCGGTGACAACTTCACCGGGCGAGTACATGGGGCTAGTCGCGGGGCCGTTCTGGTTAGACCCCGGAGTTCCGGTTCCTGCTGGCATTTGAGTTTCCTTTACTGTTCAATCCCAATTGGGATGCCGTATTGACGAACAACATCCAAGAACGCCTCAACGCCGCCTTCTTCCATTGCCGTTTCCATTCGGCTCAACGCTGCCTCCTCAGTAACGTCCTCAGGCATCGCTCCTGCTGACGCTGCCATCACCCTCTGCTGACCCTCCGCGTTCACGGGGGGCTGTTCAGGTGCGGCTTCCTGCTGATTGGCGAGGAACCCAGCCTCAATCGCTGCTGCCTTAATAGCGTCGGCCTCCAACTCGCCCTCATAACCCTTGATGAAGTAACTCATCCGGGGGTCATCGAGCGTGATGCCAGCCCTAGCAAAAGCCAGTTCGCGCTTGAGACTGTTCAGTTCGGCTTCCAACTTCTTTGACTTATTAGCGGCCCTACGAAGATTAGGGATGCTGTTCTCGTCCTCGTTGGAGTCGAAGTCGTCGTCTGTGTAGTTATCGGACATTGTTCTTCCCTTCATTGCTTACGCGAATTCCACGGGAGTATGGATTCGGAGCGTGCTTGACTAATGACATGACCAATTCAATTACGCAGGCATGGCGGTCGGACCAGCCCGGTCAGGTGAGCCGCTAGCACGCCCCTTCTCAGGGGGCCAACAATCGCTCTACGCAGATAGTACCTTATTAGGGTGCTGACGCGGTAGACAACCCACCAACGCCCTCGCGTGTCGCAACGAAGCCGCCGCCTTGCTGGAACTGTCCCCTTCTTGACCCAGCAATCCGCTCAATCTGTTGAATGTTCTGTTGATCCCCAAATTGAGCGCCAACAAGGGCTTCACGGCTAGCCGTTTCACCTCGACCCATTGTGAATACCTGCTGGCGTGCCGCTGCCCCAAATGCCCGATTTGCCTCATCTGGTGTGACTCCACGCTGGGCAAGGTTCTCAGCCATCTGAACGTCAATGCCAAACTGCTGACGGGCTGCCTCTGTGCCGATACGGGCTGCCGTGTACCGCTTCTGCAACATGGTTTCCGTGGTGTCGGGATCGAGGTAGAACGAGATTAGGTCGCCGTTCTGTACTCCGTAGTAGTCGCGGAGGATAGACATGGTTTCTGCTGGGGTAGTGGCTACTGCCGTCGCTGCCTGCGACATCCGATCCACTATCTCAGAAGCAGACGTCCTATTACCAATGTAATCAGCAATACGATTTTTAGTAAAAAGGTCTGCATTAATACCGTACCTCTGAGCCGCCTCATTCACCGTGTTCCTGTAAGCAATGTACTGCAACTCAGGACTCTCACCAGCAAAAATGCCATCCCTAATAAACTCATCAATACGCGGGAAAGCATTGAGATACTTCTGGCGAGCAGCCTTACCAGCATCGCTCGTATCCGTCCCATAACGGAGAGCCTGAATAATCTCAGTTGGACTAGCGCCACGGTTGTACAAACCAGCAGCCCACGACCCAAGGCCTTCTATCCCAAGAGCGTTACGGAGAACATTCTCCATGATCTGCAAAGCAGAAAACGCGGCAGGAGGGGGTGTGTAAGTAGCAACTGCTTGACCAGACGCTGCCGTCCCAGCGTAAGGACCAGTACCACGCTCCTTATGCCAAGCGTCATTAGCCGCAGCAATTCTGGCTCCCTCCTCATTGCGAGCCTGAACTATGGCAGCCCGTTCAGCGTCAGTAGTAGCAGCGTTGTACTGCTGGTCGTAAACATCATTCCACGCCATTACAGCCCCTTACGCCATTCCAAAGGCCGACAGCAATTCATCAGCCAACTCTGTGTATTCCTGCCGTGCCCTAACAGTACGGTCATATCCATACTTAGGGTCAGTACGCAGCGACCTAATCCACTCATCACGCGACAATGGGCCATCAGCGCCGTTAAGAGCGTTCTGCCACATCGGATCAGTAATTTGCATCTGAGCCACGCTAATACCAAGCAACTCAGAAGCATCCGACAAATACGGTTGCATAATCGTAGACAAATCGCTCTGATCCAAAAGATCAGCAACCTTCGGGTACAGAGTCTTAGCCTGCTGACGGAAAACGTCACGCTGACTATCCAACCAAGTGCGCCAATCCCCACCCATCTTAAGAGCCTCACGCGCCTTCATCTGAATATCAGATTCGGTCATCGTAATTCCGTAAGAGCGAGCCAACTGACGCAACTCATCCAGAATGTTTCCAACCTGACCCGTGACAGGCTGCTGAGTACCCTCAGGGGTTGTACCCGGCATAGTGAAACGCTCAGAGATAAATGCCAAAGCATCGTTATCTGTTAGACCAGAGCGCACAGATTCACGAGCAAACTTAGCAATTTCCTCATCGCTAATCTGCACGCCAGACATCATCACCTGACGCTTAAGAGTTGCCTCCCTATCAGTAACCTGCTTGAGCAAATCCTCGTTCTTAGGGCCAACAATCTGAATATCAAAGTTAGCCTGCGTGTCATTAGTGCTTTGACCAAACGCAGTATTTTCCTCAATGTACCGATTCAGAACCTCTTGGGGCCAGTCGTTATCAATAGCCAACTGGATAGCAGCACGAACGTCCTCGTTCTGCGTAAGAAAGTTGTCGCTAAAACCATAACCCTCAGCGGTCATAGAGGGTTCAACAGTAGTGTCCGGGGCAGAAGTAGTCTGCTTAGTAATATTGCCCTCAGCGTCATACTCATACTCAGTCGTCGTCTGGCTCTGCTTCTTCTTATACTTACGACGCTCCTGAGCAGTTACGGTCCCGTCCTTGTCCTTATCCATCCGGGCCAGTTCATCGTCATATTGATCTACAACCGTGTCCTTGTTGTAGTCAATCTGCTGCGGATTAGCCTTGCTCATGCCAGCCCTCCAAGGCTATTCAAGTAACCCATCAGATAATCAGTCTCACGCTTCGCTGTCATCGGAGCGCCACCACCAATATCGGCAGCAAACTCCCGAGCCAACTCCTGCGGATCAACAGCACCCGGAGTAGTACGAGCCACAGCGCGAGTACGGTTTCCATTAACCGTCGTGCGAGTAACAGTCTTAGTCGGGTCCTTAGACTCAGCCTCATTCAGCGCCGCAACAAAGTCAGCAAGTTCTTGCTCAGTTGGGCGACGACCAAGCGCCTCTTGCAGCACAGCCGTCAGAATTGTTCGAGCCTGAGCCATAGAAGTCTGGTTGTAAGTGATCTGCGTGTACACGGTGTTCTTGCCAGCGCCACCACCACCGCCGCCACCGCCTTGCGTTTCCTTAGCCTTAACAGCAGCATCAAGATAGAGAGAAGCCTGCTCCTCCCAAGTCGTACCATTGATATTGGCCTTCTCCATAAGACCCTGCATCAGTTGGTAATCCTTCATAGAAAGATTGCCAAGCGTGACAACATCATTCGTGTCATACAGGCGAGCCTTAATCATGGTTCGCTGGAACTTTTTAATGCCTTGAATACCCATATCGCTAAACACCGTATCGAGCGAATCAGGGGTGTAAAGAGGCTTACGAATCTGCCTACTCAACCTGTCCCGGTACTTAACCCATTCCTCATACGGAGCATCATCAGCAGGCCGCTTAGGGGTAGGAGTAACAATCTGCCCCGGCTCAAGGCCAAGGTACTCCATGCCATTCGTGCCCCAACGCAACGTAGTTGAACCATCAGGGTTTTCTTCCTCAACAGGCTTGCCCCACACTTCCTCAGCAACCTGCGCCTTACGCGCACTAAACGAATTCTCAAGAGCATTAACCTCGTCGTAGATTGAGATATAGCCCATGCCAGCGGTGCTACCAGCGCGCGAAACCTGAGAACCCGGCTGAGCAGCAGCAGCAACATCCTCCTGAGAAGGAGTTTCAACCTGCATCAACTTCTTATACTCGTAGCCAATAATGTTGCCGTTGCCATCCATCACAGGATGCTGACTGTAACCCCGACGGTCAGGGCCACGAGCAGTCATCAAATCAGTAGGACGCTCCGCAGACGGCTCAATGGGATTACCCATCGGATCAGTCGTGATATTAAAATTCGGGGCAGGGCTAGCCATAAAGTTAGTGAACCGATCCCACAGGCTAGGAGCGTTTGCTTCCTGATACATTTGGTACATCTTCATTGCGTCTTGCTGCGACATACCCGCTTCGATATACCCACCAATTGCTGCCTGCTGTGCCTGCAAACGAGCAGCATCAGCCTGACGGCCAGCATCCATCTGACCACTCTCAATCGCAAACTGCTGCGCCTCTAGCCTGCGAGCCTGCGCTCGTGCAGCATCAGACAAAACAAATGCTTGCCGCCCCGCTGCACGATCAATAGCGTCAGGAGTACGCATAGTTGTAGGAGGCTTGTTGTAGTCGCTGATACCACGCAGATACCAAGTCGAGTTCGCTGACGCGGCAGGGACCTGACCAGAGCGGATAGCAGCATCCGTGGGGTTGGCTGTCGTGCCTTGCCCTGCCGAAAACCTAGTGATTGCCACCCTTAATCCTCCCACTCTCTGCGGAATTTACCAGCCAACAAGATAAAATCAGGATTACGAGACTCAATCTCATCAATCTTGCTGATGTACCAATCCAAAATGGTACTCACCTTTTGACCACCAAGAGTCGCATCATCCCGGTTAAGCAAACGGCGAGCCTCACTCAAAGCATACTCACGAGTAGTCCACGCCTCCATAAACCCAGCCCCAGAATTAGTGTTCTGAATTTCAGGATACCGATTAACGAAGGCGTACAACTTTTCCATTTCCTCAGTCTTATCCTTAAACACACCAGTAGCAGCGCCAGTCTCCAAATACCGCTGACCAATCTCGTCACGAGCGAACTGCGCTTCATCACGGTTAATGATCTCGTTTGCCTCAAGACTGTTAATACGGAACCGCTGCACTCGCTCAAGGAAACCTACGATCTCGTCGTAAATCTCATCCTTGCTTTTACGAACCCGGTCGCCCTTTCCGTACTTCTTAATCCACATTGTTGCTGCCACATCCGACGAATCACCATTTGGGAAAAACAATGTGAACTCATCCAGATTTGCCTTAGCGATGTCCGGGTTTTGGCGAGCAAACTTAAGCGCGTCAGATGTTGGGATGCGGGACAGGTTTTTCCAGTCACCTGTCGTAGCGAACAGGGCCGCTGGGCCGAAGTCCTTAACGAACTCCTCACGAGCGGCAGAATTGTCAAAGCCGTTACGGGAGCGGTACTGCTGGAACATGCTGTTCAACATGCCAATCGTGTACAGCGCCGTGTTCTCAGCCTCGTTTTCACCTTGGAACTGGTCAAGGTCAAGGCGAGCGGCAGGAGCCATCATCGGTGTAGACGGCATCACGTTTTGGAACAAACCAGTCGTAAGAATGAGCGCCTTGCCAAGACCAGCAGCATCATCACGCAACTGGCGAGCAGTCTCAGGGTTAGTACCCCAATCCTGATAGTTGCCACTAGCCGACAAAATCATCATCGCGTCACGCAGGTTCTTGTTCTTATTCTGTGGCGACAACACATCCAGCCAGCCACCAAGAGCCTCACCCACAACCGGGACCGCGCTCACACCACCAATGACCTTGGAGAACCATGCAGGAACCATTGATTCCACCACATTGCGCTCACCAAACGGCATAGCGATCTGACGGAGAGAAGCGATGACCTCGTTATCCGGCAGCACCCCTGTCGCTAGGGGAAGCGCACCAATCATGCCCACGCCCGGGAAGATCGAGTCAGCGCCAACAGCAAGGTTCAGCGATTCGGCAGGAGACTGAACAGGTATCTCGCTGATACCAGTTGGACCATTGCCAACGAACATTGACCATACGTTAAGAGGCAGCGCAGCAGCGCTGCCCATAAACGGGTACATAAACGATGTAGAACCGTACTTATCGGTGTAGAAAAAACCACCATTAGAGTCCTGCTCCCACGGGGCAAACCCGGGAGCATACTGACCAAACGCTCCAACCTCTGAACCAAACTCGTACACGGCACTCGAACCAGACTCAATCAAAGCGTTAAACGCTTTCTGAGCCTTGTACACCTGAATCGGGTTCTTCTGCCCCAACTTGGCCCAAGTCTCAATCGTGTTACCCCACGCCTGACCAAACGGGAACAGGATGCGGAGAGCGTTCCAGAAGTTGTTACGGCGAGCAGCGTCGTAGAACAAATCCTTGACACCCTCTGCCGCGTAACTGGAAGCAATGCCATGAATCTCATCAATGGTCAGCAAGCCATCGGTGTTTTCCTTCTTAGCCTTATCCAACGCTGCAAACGCCGGATGGTTGCTACCAAAGTTGTCCAGTTTGCCGTCCTTGCTCATTCGCTTGAGCGGAGACAAAGTGGTGCGTGCTGCTGCAAGCGCACGGTCAATGTCCTGACCGCGCAGAGCCGGGGCTAGTTCAGCAATCCGATCCCAATACAACATGCGGTATTCGGGGCCGACAGCGCCAATTCGCTCGATGTTGTTAGCCCAATCAAAGAACTTGTTGAATATACCAATGCCGGGTCGCTGGTCAATGTTCTCAATCCACGGAACCTTGACGCGGTTCTCTGTGAAGTGCTGCGCCCAAGTCTTGTCGTTGAAGTTCTTTTCGAGGATGGTAGACAGCGAACGGATGCGCTTGTTTGGGTCAGAAACGGTACGCAGATTTAGCGACTCGTTAGCACCGTACTTGAGTGTTCCTGTACGGACGTAATCAAGTAGCCGCTCATCGCTACCCGTGTACTGGCGAATACGGTTGTACACGCTGTTCGGGTTGTCAAAAAGGTACTGGCGGGTAACAGAAGCGTCAGCGAAAACTTCCTTGAACTTATCGTCAGCGCCGATCATCAACTTGCGGAGATTGACTGCTTCGGGCACATCGGACAAAAGCCACGAAACAGTCAAATCTTCTGTACTCATGCCACCACGAGCATTAACTACGCCTGCGTATGACGGGTCAGGGCCAGCAACAACTAGACGGGCAAGACCTGAACGCTCAAGCATGATGAGTTCGTGCGCCCAGCCCTTATTGAAGTTAGGCGTTCCGTAAGCAAGGGGTTGCCAGCCTTGACGTACCGCAGAGTTGTAAACACGCGGGTCAGTTAGCGAATGAGCCATGCGGATCAACTGGAAGTAATCTTCCACATGGTTAGCAATCGCTAGTTGTTCATCTGTGCCAGTCTCAAACCGCGACCCAAGAACCGTGTCCTTGTAAGGGGCGAACATTTCGTCCATGTTCTTGAGCGGCCCAACACGAGCATCAATTTCCTTCTTGGTTGGATCACGCCCAAGTTCCTTGAACAGTTGGTTAGACACATCCTCACGAGTCTGTGCCATCTTCCGAACACGGCGAGCGTCAGCAAGGTTGCCAACAGTCATCCCCATCATGGTCAGCGGGTCACTTAGAAGCGAATGATGACCGTTAAGGAACATGCGAACCTGCATTTCTGCGGTGTTCCTGATGATGTAGGAAACGCGGAGAGCGAGCAGGCTGGTGCGGTAGAAGTTGTCGAAGAATCGCTTGGCAAGATCGTAGGTGTTAGCGGTGAGCGGGAACCGCTGTAGCGCCATTGTGAATCGGTTAAGTGCGGCACTCCACTCATCGACGCTAGGTAGGCCAACAAACCCTTGTGCTAGTTCGGTGTCAAGAACAATGCTAGGAAGATCAACCTGCTTGCCATCAGCGGTAACCATTTTGGCGACAGCAGAGTTAGTTCCATACAGTTCAATGTTGTCTTTTAGTTCTTTAGTTTCACCACCCAGCCACAATTTCGTGCTACGCCGGATAGCGGTCATAATCTCCGACTTACGCTCTTGGCCCTTAGCCGATGAGTAAAACAACTTGCCTGTTCTTGAATCCTCAATACGGTCCAGAAGCGTGTCGCTAATCGAGTCAAAAGTGCGTGCAAGCATGTTGCGGTTCACGCCAATAGATTCCATTGACCCGGCCTTGAGAAGCACCTGACCGATGTTCGCTGCCAACACATCTTCATCAACCTTGGCGTAACGACCCCACAGCAGAATCGCGTCAGCAACCTCATCAGAGTTAGACAGGTTCACCTTGCGTGCAGTTGGCATCTGCCCAAGCGCACGAGACACAACCGGGCTAGGTGACCGCCACGAACGGAAGAACGACTTACCATCCCCATCCGTCATCTTCGTAGTGCGGCTAATGCTGCCCTTAGTTACGTCAATGCCAAGACGCGGAGCCAAAACATCAATCAAGCCAGAACGACCGCCACCAGTCATTGCGTTCTCTGCAACAGCCCTAATCGTGTCGGGGTCCCACTTGCCCTGAGTGAGAACGTGAAGGTCACCCATAGCCTTAGCAAGAATTCCCTGAGCAAATTCGCTGTCCATGCCAAGGTCGGCAATCTTGGCGCGGTCGGCCTCGCTAATAAAATCCGAAATCGTGTCTAGGACCCGGTTGCCAAGGTATGAGGTTGGGCCAACACCGAACAGGAACTTGCGTACCCCTTCCTCGCTGAGAGTGATGCCGCCCGTTTGCGAGTTACGCATACCAACGTTGTAGCCAATCGTGGCGCGTAGAGCGTCCTCAGGATTCTCAAACCTGCGACGAACTTCATCGAGCCGTGCGTTAAGGGCGGTGTCCTTGGCTTGCGCGTTGAACAACTGATCTTCTTGGAAGTTACGCAGCGAATCAATCTTGGTTGATGCTCCCTGCTGTGCAGTCGTTCGCATGTCCATAAGTTGCTGAATATCAAGACCGCGCATCCCGGTAGGGACCTGATCGACTGCGGTAAGCCCTGCAAGTGCAGCATCAATCTGGTCAGAGCCACGCAACCCAACACCCGCTTCACGGGCAGTCTGTGAAAGTGAGTAAGCAACAAGGTTCGGGTTGTCACCCATCCACACGCCATTGAAAGACTTGATCGTGTAATTAACCAAGCCTTCATCAGCCTGTTCGCTGACAGAGCCGATAATGCCGTCCTTCTTGGCGATGTTCCGCAGCATGTCGTCAAAAACGCGATCTAAGCCAATCTCCCGGGCGAAAAGAAGGAGCCGACCATAGTTCAAGTCAGGAAGGGCAAGAAGGTCTGTAAGGGCCTGACGGGGATCGAGAGCGTCATTCATCTTTGTTGCTATCTGCCCAGCAACAGTTTCCAACGGATCACCAGAAACATCAAGCCGCAGCGACGACAGTTCATCTTTTTCCAAAACGTCATTCATCTGCTTACCAATGCGCTTACGCACATTCGCGGGAATCACATCATTAGCATCAACAAGCCGTGGCGCGTTGCGACCAACCCAATAGGTCACGGTGTCTACGCCATCAACGCTAGCGAGAACCGCCTGACCTTTGACTGGTGCTTGAGTCAAAGTAGCGCCAACAGCCTCCGGGTTACGAACCCTGTCAAGATCAGCCTCAACTAGCGGGTCAGTAAACAGCCGAGCCGTGTCTTGCTCAACCTTCTCCGGGGCAATACCCTTAGGCCGCTTAAGGGACGTAGAACCCATCGTGTCCAACGTGCCAAGGAACTCTGTCGCTGAGGCAAAATCATCGTCCTGCGGCAAATCACCACGCAGTTCCATATCAGCCTGACGGCGAGACAACCGCTCCCACGCAGCAATATCATCAGGATCAGTCAGAGTGTTACGCCACTCGTACCACCGCTGATTATCAAACTGACCAGCAACAAACGTGTTATCAACAAACGACTGCCACAAATTACGTTCACGAACAGCCTGCTCAGACGGAGCAGTTGTCACAACATCAGCAAGCAAACTGTCCGTTTTGTCCGAAACGCTCAGATTGCGGCGAAGTTCCCGCGCCTCAGCCGCAACATAATTCAGATCAACACGAGCGCCAGCAAGAGTCTCCGAAGTAAGTTCACTAATGATCGAGTTCTGAACAACCCCTGCCTGCTCCTCAATGTTCATCCGAGCAAGATCAGCAGGATTAACGTCCTCAGCCTCAGCAGCCTTAGCCAGCGCCCTATTTGCTGTACCAATCGCGGCACGCTGCTTGGCGGCTTCCCGACCAACAAGGATCGCGCCTTCTTCACCACGCGCCAGCGTAGAAAGACCCTTAATCGTTTTAGACGCTAAACCAAACTTAGCGCCAATAATTGTGGGATCACCAAAGATTGCGGCAGCCGCATCTACAATTCCAGAAGCAACCGAATAGCCCACCCAATCCGGGCCGCCGACGTTAGAGAAAATACCGCGTCCCAGCGTCCATGCAACCATCTGATTGTCTGGGCCGGGAATAGCCCAAGCATCAAACGCGGCACGCTGCTGCGCCTCACCAATACGAGAAGTTTCGTCAATGAACCAACCCGGCTCAGAGTAGTAACCCTGCTCCTGCGCCAGATTTGTAGCCAAGTAATCCAGTTGCGCTTCACCCTCAGGCGTGCCAATAAGCGACGCATACTGTGGGTCTTGGATTAGTTCTTCCTTAGCACGCCCAATATCAAGTCCAGCCTGTTCAGCAGTAAACGCATCAAACCCTTCTCCCGCGCTCATTGACAAAAGCGTCTGACCAAAATAGGTCTGTTCCCACGGGTTAATAAATTCGTTGTCTCCGCGAACACGATCAGCCCACAAAGCAATTGGCGGGAACACCAAAGACCCAACCTGAGCAAGAGCGCCACCAAAATCAGGGCCACCTTCTTGCGTTAGTTCACCACCAGCCCCACGCACCGCACCCTGCAACGCCTCCATCGGCATTGACAAAGCAGCAAAAGCGTTACGGGCAAGAAACTCAGCAGGCTGCCAGATATTGTCCAGCCAACCATCATCGTTATTTGCTGACGGTGACGAGGCACGAGCAGGAGCAGAACGCGCATAATCTTCCTGCGTCGCTGCCGCATCAACCTTGAGAATGTCCTGAGCAACAGGGTTACTGCTAGTAAGACCAGCCTGAGCCATAGCCCACAGCGTTCCCGCACTATTCGTGTTGCCGTACTTATTTAGCAGCAGAGAAAAGTCATCAACAATGCGCTTGCGTGCAGGATCAGCAAACGACTGAACATACGACTGAACTTGGCTATTAACACTCGCAGCATGATTGAACGGGTCCACATAAGGACCATTCATGTAAAAGCCGTTCTTGCCCCACATGTTTGCGCGCACAACAGTCGGGCGCGACTTAGCCGTGTACTTATGCGGATACAACTCAACGCTTGAGTCTTTACGCAAACCCCGCGCAAAACCTGTTTGGCTTTCTTCATCTAACTCGAAAACAGGAATGTTCTCGCGTCCGTAATCAACGTAACCGCTGTCAGCATTGACAGTCATTAGCGTCCTTCGTAGTCGAGGCGAGCCAAAACACGAGCAAGATCAGGATTAGGGGAAACCAACATCATCGCTTGAATAGCCTGACGAACAGGATCAGCAGGCGGCGGGGGCATTGGTCCAAGCGTTTCCGAACCACCACCCATGCCAACATCAAGGCCAGCCGTTACAGGCTCCGTAGGCCGCATCGTCGGGTCAGTTAAACTAGGAACCTCATCAGCCCCAACCAGCGGCATCATCGGTTGCGCTGAACGAGCAGGCTCAATCCCACCAGCAGCAGCATTACCCGGGGCATAGTTAGTAGCAAGATCGCTACGGTTTGAGTACGCCTTACCCTGCGTACCCTGACGCTTACCACCACGCGGCATTAGACCGCTCCCCTCTCAACTCCTCGCATCGGTTGAACAGTCATTGCTGGGCGACGCAACGATCCAAGCAACGTCCCAAGATCAGCCATACCCTGACCAGCGCCCGGGATAGGTGACTGCGGTTGCGCCGCATTAGGGCCACCCATCGCTGCCGCCATAGCCGGAGCCATCATCTGATCCGGGGTCATAGCGCCCCCTTCACCCATAGCCTGCTCCTCTTGCTTCTTCTGCTCCTCCTTTAAGGCATCCTCAGTTGCCTTATTTAGAGCATCAGCAAGTTCCATCTTGTCCGTTTCTACAAGACGCATAATCTTCGCCAACACAAGCGGCGGGATAGCCCCGGTAGAAGCCTGCTGCTGCAAACCAGCAACAAGCGCCTGCTCAAGACCCTCGCTAATAATCTGGTCGTGTTCCACTTCCGGGTTATCAACAAATGGGTCCAGAGTTGCTGCCGTGCGCTTAGACATAATGCCAAGACCCACGCGCTGCCCAAGACCAATCATCAGGCTATTAACGTCCGTGCCCGTTGCCGGGTACGAGATCACATGCTCCTTGTCCTTAAACACCTTGTTTGGTGTGTAAGTGACAGCCTTAGTGTTATTGCCTGTGCCAACGTAAATGGTGGTAGGAGTCTCGCCCTGATACGCCTTAGCCAGCGTAATAGCAATCTCGTCCTCCTCCTCAAGCGAGTACGCGAAAGTTTCCTGAGCCTCAGCAACCGGATAGTCGATTACTGCGGAGAGGATTGCGTCGCCTCGTCGCCCGGTTCGGATGTTGCTCCCTGACTCTCCACCAAACTCTGGCGGTATGCCAGCAGTAACTCGCTGATTTCTTTCGAGTCGGTCAATCGTTGGATTAGTGAGGTATCCGGGCTGTGACTGTACTTCACGAATGTCACCTCCCGAGATGATGTTCACCATGCCAGTACGACCGTCATGTGGTCCGTCAAGGAATCTTCCCACCTCGCCGGGGCGAGACACGATGTAGGTGTCAGGGAAAATACCCTTTTCAACAGCGATAGTTTCCAGCGCCATCAATCGGGCCTGCTGGTAGTACATGCCAATCATGTTGTCGAACTGTCCCGCTGCGCCATCAAGCGTGATACGCATGGGAACAGTCGCGCACATTTCCTCTGACGGGGTTGGGATGGACTCAAGCAAAACACCACGCATGGACTTGTCGTTGTCCCACAACGGCTGCTCATACGGATCAGGTGTTGCGTATGAGGTGAGAATCAACTGTGTGCCGTACTTGTCTACATATTCGATAAGCAGCATGGATGCGTCGTTAGGTGTGTCGTGCTTACCAGTAACGGACATAACCTGCATCCCGTAACCCATGTTGCGGAGCCATGCAACAGAGCGACGGTAAGCAAAAATTACGTCGGTTGGGGTTATCTGTCCGGGGATAACGTCAATGGAAGGGAAAGTCTCAAGCGGGTGACGCACATGCCACGTTGGAGTGTGGTTCTTGTGGTTCCAGCGGATCACCACAGGGGACATGCCGTAAGCAATGAGGTGGCGTGCGCGCTGCTTCATCTTCACCATAAGGCGATCTTCTTGCCACCAACCACCAACGACACGGCCTGCCGTCATAGCGCGGCGGCGTTCCTCACGGTTGTTGTTCTTCTCAGCAAAAGTAACGGTTGGTGTGACGCTAGCGATGCGTCCACTCATCTGATCTACACCCTGCGCCAGCAGATTAGGGACAGAAGGAACCTCATTGCGTTCCATATCGGGCAGAGGAACCTCAGCCGTTCCATTGTAGATAGATTGGATAGTCCTCATCTTGGATTGCAAAGGCGCGTAATAGTTCACGCGCTGCTTATACAGGCCGAGGATTTCCTCAATACTTCTCATGCAATACCTCGCTGCGCGTAACCGAGCCAAGATGGGCGGTCCATCCTGTACATTCCATTCCTACGAGGAGTGTAATGATTCTCGACTGCTAATTTACCGAACCAAGTAGACATAATAAGGTCTGTCGTGTCGTAATCAGGGTAGCGGGTCGCTTCATCAATTAAATACTGGCATCTTTGACGCGACGGAATATCAGCCCACGGGATACGCACACGGCCCTGACGGAACAAATCACCAATCGACTCAAGACCATATTTCGGGTCCTGCTTGTTGATGCTCGTTGTGTGTGGGACAAACGAAACGCCAGTCATGGCTGACCATCGCTGAACGTGAGGCTGCGACAACAACCACCGCTGCGCGGCGTTCACCTCCACCACCACATGACTAATTGGGGCTTGCAACTGATTTGACCGCCACCACAAATCATCAATGAGGCCGCTGAACTCCATATCGTCCAAATCAAGGGACAAGAACTGTTCAGGGTTGAGCCGCCGCTTGTGCAGGTCGATGATGTAGCGGTTCTGCGATTCCGGGTCGTACAACCACCAGATGATGCCCCACCATTCGGTAGGGGACGGGTCTACCGTGATGAACGACCATCCGTTTCCGTTAAGAAGGTTGGGAGGTACGTCAAGGAGTGGTCGCTCCTTGTCCAGACAACCCGGGGCGGGGTAACCCTCCGCGTCCATTCCTCCTGTAATCCAAGCCGGATCGACCAAACCACCAACGAGATCACCGTCCTCCTGTTGGTACATGACCGCGAACGTGCGCGGGTTGTTGTGTTTGATTGTTTCTAGGTCTTTCCACGGCAAGCGGTGAGGGTCAAGTAGGCAACCATCGGGCCACGCTTTTACGTCGGTGTGGTCCCCGGTACACATGTCCTCGTCGTGGGCCTTGAACACGACATGCCTGTACTTCCGCTTCTCATCAAGAGTACGCTTATCTAGGCAATAACGGTACAAGTCGTCATGTGCGATGCGCTGTCCCTGCAACAACAGCAGACCACCCGGTTCAAGGCGAGTCTCAGCCTCAGAGTCCCACCACTCCTTCAACAAATCCTTTGACTCAACGGTTTTTGTATTCTTACGGTCCACAAGGTCGTCCCAAATAACCATGTCGAAACGACCACCAAGGAAACCTGAGTCCTGACCCCACGCAGACACCGTAGGTTCCTTGTCATCCAGCGAAACCCCATCTACCTGCCGAACAACCAAAGCCTCAGCGCGCCACAAATCCGACCGACCCTCCGGCCTAAACGCTCCGAAATCGTCTTGGAGGCAGGCCTCCGCATCGAAAGCAATGCCCCGAGCAAGGCTATCTGCGTCTGCCCGGAGCGGCGCGTCACGCTCAAGCGACTTCTTGATACGACCGACATACATTCGCCCCTGACGTTCAGTACGAGAACCAATCTGAATACGGATCGAGCGATCCCGCGTAATCAGCCAGCAAGGAATGTCGTGCGTGAACAGCGTCGATTTACCTGAACCCGGAGGCTCATTCATCACCACATACTCACGCTCATCCGACTGAACAAGCCTCATCAACTCGTAGGCTGCACGTTCCTGCCACGGGGTACTCTTACGACCAAAATAACGGAACCGGAAATACGCAAAATCCTCTAGCGCCCGCTGCGCCTCCGCGCTCAACGGCTGCGCCACCAGATTCCCCGCCACCATGCTCACACCAAGCACAGCGGCAGCCTCTAAACCACTAGAACCCGGGTCGCCGCGCTCAAACCTGTACGCGGTGGAAGCCGACATGCGCGCCCGACGAGCAGCCACCTCGATCCCCAAGCCGTCATTACGGGCAGCGAAATACTTCTCCCACCGCGACAGGTCAGCCTTCTTCACGCAATCTCCTCAATTGGGTCACGAGCCGCCACCATCATCCTCGACTCGCGGCCCTGAGCCAACAGCGCATCCCAATCCGGGGCTACTCGTCGCCCAGCATCAGGCGAGACAGGACCATCGACGCGATCTCGTCCACCGTCCTGTCGCACTCCAAGGCTTTCCTCTGCAACGCGCTCTGAACCTCTGGGTCCAACACCAACGTAACCATCCAACTCCACCTCCAACGCTTTCTCAACAAGCGCAGCAAGCGTCATGCCACGCGAACGAGCAGCAGCACGGGACCGCGCCACCACATGAACATCCAACGTCACACTCAACTGAGCACGATCAGCCCTGCTCCGCGTCACATTCCTGTCCACACACACAGGTTTACCAGTAATTACCAGTAATTAC